GCTGATCGTCGTCGACGAGGGAGTCCTCGCCGATCACGCCGCCCGCCGGACCGACCTGGTCGGCCGTCGGGTTCGGAAGCCCCCCCCGCGGGACGATGGCGACCGGGTCGCCGGTGTTGCCGGCTCCGTCGATGCCCGTCCCGCCGACGTCGGCGATGTCGAGCTTGTCGCCCGGGTCGCGAGCGGCGAGCGGGCCGCGCTCCGGATAGCCGGCGGCTCGGAAGCCAGCCTCTGCCATGGCGGGGTCGATGCCCCGCGTGTGGTAGGGGTCGGTCGTCGGGTCGTTGGGCGCCCGCATCGCGTCCGCGCTGGTCGTGAGCTTCTCCGCGTCCTTCGCGGAATCGGTCGCGTCGAGCGCGGCCTGGCGGTTGCTGGTGGTGGCCTTCGAGGTTGCCATCGGGGTCGTTTCTCCTCTTCTCGGGGTTGGGGTGGGCCGGGAGCGGGGTGAAGGCCGCTCCCGGCCCGGAGGCTTACGGTCGGATGCCGACGACAACCTCGACGCCGGTTGGCTGGAGCGCGACGATCGCGGCGCGACCGATGGCCCGAGCGGCCGTCTGGTCGTTGGCGAACGCGACGTGCTCGCTGTACGCGACCTCGATGCCCTGCCGCTCGATGATCAGCAGGTTCGACCGAGCCGTCAGGATCAGGTCGGTCGTGTCGCTCGAGGTGCCGACCGTCCGGTTGGTCAGCATCTGGTTCGAGAAGAAGAAGTCGACCTGGTTGAGCAGCACCGCGTTCGGGTTGCTGCCCGCGCCGGCGAACTGGCCGGCCACCTGGCCGCCGTAGACGCGCGGGGCATTGACGCCACCGGCCGCCCACAGGATGTAGTTGCCGGTCGAGTCCTTGACCTTCGAGAGGGTCTGCATCGTGCGCGGCGAGCCATAGGCCACGTCGGGCTCGACGTTCACCGCCCGGAGGAGGTAGAAGCCGTCGATGATGTTGTCGATCGTCGGGGTGGCGCCGTTCGCACCGAGCGCGGGCCCGGCGGTCGTGCCCGCGTAGGCCACGAGGCCGGTGATCTCGGCGCCCGCGCCGGTCCCCTCGAGGAACTGCTGGTCCTGCTTGAGGGCCACGTCCCGAACGAGGGTGTTGGCGAGGAACTCGTTCCAGGCCGGCGACGCGTCGGCGAGGAGCTCGTTGCTGTACAGCCGGTAGCCGTACTGCTTCTTGATCGTGATCGTCTGCTGGGCGAGGGTCGGATCCTGCACGTTCAGGACGCCCGCCTCCGCTGCGAGCGACGCGCCGGCCGGAACCGACTCGCGCGGCAAGGCGACGATGTTGCTCGCGGCCGGCATCGACTCAACGCCCGACCGCCGGACGGCCGTCATCGAGACGAGGGCGTACTGGAACTTGTCCTGCAGGTACTGGGTCGGGACGAGCGGCGAAGGCCCGGCCTCGCCCATGGCTCGGATGGCGGAGTCGATCCGCGCGGCGACCGCGGCCTCGGCTGCGGCGGGCTTTTCGCCCATCGCGTCGAGGATCTCGACCATCTCGTCGCGGCTCTTCGGCCAGATCAGCGAGCGGGTGGCGCGGCCACCCTGGCCCTCGAGGAAGGGATCCTTGTCGTCGGCATCGTCGCCGCCGCTATAGCCGAAGGTCTCCTTCGCCGCCTGGCTGAAATCGCGCTCGAACTCCTGGCTCTTGCGGAAGCCGCCGGCGAAGGTGGCGCGCATGGCCAGCCCCATCTTGGGCAGGCCGTAACGCTGGCGATTGAAGTTGGAGACGACGGGCGCGCCGCCGGCGCCCGGGCGATCGGCCGGATTGACCGGGTTCGCCCGTTCGTCGTACGACCGGATGGCGGCCGCGGCGGCCGTCTCAGCGGCCTGGGTGAGCAGGGCCTGCATCGCCGGGTGGGCGGCAAGCTGCTCGGGTGTCACCTGGGCGGTCGCGGCCCCGCCGTCGAGCATGGCGATGCCGAGATCGGTGGGCAGCAGGCCGAGGCCCGCGAGGGCGGCCATGCCGAGGATCGGGGCGCGGTAGGTCGCGAATGCGCTGACCGACCCCTGGTAGCGCGCGAGTTCGGTGTGCATCGGTTCTCCTGGGGAATCACGAAGCCCGCCGTCGTCGGCGGGCTCCTGGTGGCTCGATCGGCGGGCACCGCCCGCCTTGCCTGGGATCAGTGGCGCTCGAGGAAGCGCCGGGCGGCCTCTTCGCCCGTTCGGATCGCGAGCTCGCGTAGCGGATCCGCGTCATCCCGAACCGCTGACTGGACGATCTCCAGGGCGGGTTGGAGGTCTGCGGACCGCGCAGCGGCCTCGTCAGCCGGGGCGGTCTTGTCGTTGGCGTGGGCGGTCGCGCCGAGCGCGGCCGTGTGGTCGTGGATCGAGTCGATGCGCTCTTGGTCGGTGGAGCTGTTCCGCCGGCCGGCACGGAGCGCGTAGAGGACGATCGCGCCGCTGCGGGCGGCAGGGGTGGCGCTGTCGAGGATCGAGAGGACGGCCTCGCCGAATTGGTCGAGGCTCGTCTGGATCGCCGCTCGCTTCTCGTCGGCGGGCGCGGGATTGCGGTCCGCGTCGACCGCGTAGATCGCGCTGTAGATCGCGCTCCTGAGCGTGTCGAACGCCTCGGGCAGCTCCTCGTTCATCTCGGCCGCCGCGGCGAGATCGGAGAACGTCTCGATCCCGCGGACGTCGGCGATCGCCCGGATCGCGAGCTGCGCGGCGGCATCGTCGGGCGGAGCGGTCGGCTCGGCCTTCTCGATGATCTCGAGGAGCGGCGCCGGATCGGCGCTCCGAACGGCCGTGATGATCGCCCACGGGTTGGACCGGGTCGGCGTCAGGCTCATCTCCATGACCGGCCAGTCGACCCAATCGCCGGAGCGCGCGTAGCTCATGTTGTCGGAGCGCGTGCCCGGCGAGAAGCCGAGGGCCTTCTCGTCGAGGAGCTGCTCGATCGCGCCCGACCAGGCGTGGGCCTTGTCGAGCTGGGCCCGGACCCAGACGCCCTTGTCGGTCGTTCGGAGCGGCTTCCAGTCGCCGATGCGGGAGAAGCCGATCTCAGGGTCGAGCCCGTGGTGGTAGAGCAGCGGCCCGCCGTCCGGGTAGAGGTCGAGGTGGAGGTTCGTGTCCTTCGTGGCGCGGGTCCCGTACGTGTCGGAGCCGCGCAGCGGACCCCCGAACGGGATGCCGAGGCCCTCGATGATCCTGACCTTGCCGTCGTCGCTGACGGTCCGGACGGCTGCTAGCGTCATGCGGCGCTCACTCCTTCGAGGTCGTCCGCGATCGTCGACGCAGCGGCGCGCCGGCGGAGCCCGGACTCGATCGCGTCGCGCTGTTCGCGCGTCGCGCTGTAACCGACCAGGAGGCGGGTGTCGAGCGGCCGGGTCGAATCGGCCAGCCACGCCCTGACGGCGGGGTGCTTGTAGAGGTCGCGCCCGTATGAACGGATGGCATCGCTGCCGACGTCGAGCGCCGGGCCCTGGTCGGGCTGATCGGGCTCCGGCTGCGAGCTCGGGCCGCCAGCGGCCGCGGGATCGTCGACCGCGATCGGGAGGAGCGTCGCCAGGCGAGTGACGACATCGCCCTCGCCGTTCGGCAGCGGATCGCCGGTTCGGAACTCGGCGCGGTACTCGTTGCCCGTGCGGGCACCGTGCTCGATCTCGGAGAGGGCGACGCGCTTGCGATCCTCGAGCGGCGCCTGGAGGGCCTCGATCCCCGTGTAGTCGTAGGCCACGACGAGCCGGCGCTGGCCGGGTGGCGTCGGATCGAAGTCCGGCACGAGCCAGCTGTTCCATCCCTCGGCCACCCAGTCGAGGTTGCCGATCTCGGACCGTGCGAACACCCGCTCGGCGTCGCGGAGGTTGGCGTAGACGCTCGACTTCTCGTCGTCGCCGGCGAGCACGAGCGGCACGCCCTCGGCCGCGCAGACCTCCATCCGGCTGAGCTTTCGGAGGTGGACCGATTCGAGGTCCGCCGGCGTCATCGAGATCGACTTCCACTCGAGGCCCTGGGGCAGGATCGGGACCTTGCCCTGATTGCGCGGGCCCTTGAGGAGGCGCAGTGCCCGCGTGACGAGCGAACGGTCATTGGCCGTGAAGTCGGCGTCCTTGGGGATGACCCAGGCGCCGGGCGGGACCGACCAGTTGGCGAGCAGCGAGGCGGCCGATTCGCTCGCCTGGCGATTGACGCTGATCGCGTAGCGGATCGACGAGAGCGGGGAGAGGCCGCGCGTCGGGTCCTGCAGGTTGACCGTCCGCCACGGGATGACGTCGGGGCTGCGGTAGTTCTCGGTCGACCCGCTCCGATCCTTGTAGTCGAAGCTGTCGATCCAGACCCGGCCCATCTTGGGGGTGATGTCGGGCGCCCGAAGCCACCACAGCTCCTTGACACCGAAGCCCCGCGAGCCGCGGACCTTGCGGACGTAGTTCTCACCCCAGACGGCCATCGCCGCGGTCGAGTACGCCTTGAGGTCGGAGCCCGTCATCGAGATCGGGTTGACGTCGTCGAGCAGGCCCTGCAGGTCCTGCGCCGCGCCGTCGTTCGTGTCCTCGACCGGGATCCGGTCGCGGCCCGACTTCACGTAGACCTTGAGCGGGACGCCCTGGGCGAAGCTCGCCTTGAGCGCCACGCAGCGGTAGACCCAGGCCTCGGTCGCCGGCGCCCTGGCGTAGCTCTGGATCGAGTCGAGGACCTCCATCGCCTGCTGCTGGGCGATGCCGTGGAAGCTGAACCACTCGGCCGACATGGCACGGACGGCGGGCATGCCGCCGGTGGCCGTTTCGATCGAATACATAGGAGGCCTATTCATTCGACCTCCGCGCCGTCATCGGTGTCGCCGCCGTCGTCCACATCCACGGGCCGGCGACATTTCCAGCAAAAGTCGTCGTCGTCGTCGAGATCCAGCAACGGCTCGGGGCACAGGCACCAGCCGAGGTCCGGGGAGCCCATCAGGCCACGAAGGCGCCTTGACGCTGCCCGGGCCACGGCTGCAAGGCCTCGTGGACGGCCATCCCGACGGAGATCGCGCCGTCGATCTTGCGACGCGAGTTCTTGAGCTTCGTCATCCGCCATCCGGACTCTCCTCGCGCCCGGCCCACGACGTTGCTGATGTGCTTCGCGAGGAGCGGATCCCCGTCATGCTCGAGCCGCTTGGACATGACCAGGCCGTACAGCTCGGTCGCGGCCGGGACCATACGGCCGTCGTTCTGGGGGACCTCGACCATGACGAGACCCTCGCCTTCGAGGATCTGGGCCATGGCCTTGAAGCCCCACGGGTCGTATGCGTACACCGGGCCGGCGGCGCCGCGGCGGGGCACCTTCCGGGCGAGGACCGGGAAGCGCACGCGGAGCGATCGAAGGTAGTTCAGGATCTCGGCGACGTCGGCCTCCTCGCCACTGTCGGCGTTCGGCACGAAGAACCGGGACCGAACGCGCACCAGGTCCGCATCGCTCGGGATCTCCGGACGCGTCCGGCCGATCGGCATCGGGATCCGCTGGGCGACCGTCACGCACGTCGTGTCGTCGCTGACGCCGAAGTCGATCGCCACCGCGACCGGCTTGCTGCGATCGATGCCGTGCAGCAGGTCGTCCGAGTCGTGCTCGCCGACCTGGCAGCCGCTCCAGGCGCCGGTCGGGAGCCATTCCTCGACCGCGCCGGGCCACTGGTTGAGGTGCCAGCGCCGAAAGTCGGTAAGCCGCATCGTCGGCTTCGAGCGCTCCTTGCGGAGGTAGCTCTCGGTGATCCAGCTGGCGGGGTTCGCGAGCGCCCAGACGGCCGGGTTGCTTGGATCCGCGTCGGGGTCGGCGCCGAACCAGTACATGAGGAAGCCGTTGGCGCGATCGCGGACGATCGTCAACCCCGGCCGCTTCTCGAGGAGGTCGGTCTTCTCGAGCGCCGCGTTGTAGATCACCCCGAGGACCTGGTCCTCGGCGATGCCCGAGGTCGTGATCGTCACGGTGAGCGACTGCTCGCGCGCGCCTCCGGCCGAGGTCAGGGCCGTGTAGAGCTCGTCGCTCTTGTGGGCCCAGAGCTCGTCGATGATGTTGCCGTGCGGGTTGAGCCCGTGCTGCAACGGCGCGTCCGAGGCGATGACGCGGAGCGTTCCGCCGTTCTGGAAGCACTCGATGTGGTACTGCCGGGTCCGGAGGAAGTCCTGCAGCCCGGGGCTCGCGTCGACGAATCGCTTGCTCTGGCGGAACACGATGCCGGCCTGGGCCTTCGCCGCGGCGGCGACGTAGATCTCGGGCTCGTTCTCACCGTCGCTGGTGAGCAGGTACAGCCCGATCGCTGAGGCCATCGTGCTCTTGCCGTTCTTGCGCGGGATGCCGAGCAGGACCTCGGAGTAGACGCGCAGCCCGGTGACGGGATCGACCTCGAACGCCTCGTCGAGGAAGCCCTGCTGCCACGGCTCGAAGGTCAGCGGCAGGCCGGCCCAGCGGCCCTTGGTGTGGCGAACGTATCGCTTGCAGAACGCCGCGACCCGCGGGCCGTCGGTCAGCATCAGAACCGCCGGCGCAGGTCCCCGATCGCGACCGCGATACCGAGCCCGGCGAGGAGCGCGAGGCCGACGATGACGTACGCCATCAGGCCGTCACCGGCATGTACACGACCGCGTGGCCTGAACTGACCATCAGGTCGTTGACGTTCGTGCCGTCGGGCAGGATCAGAATGCCGAGATAGCGCCCGAACTTCTCACGATGGTCCTTGATCGTCCGGAGCGTGATCGCCCCGGCTCCCAGGGTGGCCTTGAGGAAGTCCCGGGCATCGGGCCCGGCCGGCTTCACGGCCAGCTCCGGCGCGTTGATCCCCGCAAGGCGGACCGTGAGCCGGATCCGGACGTCGATACCGAGGTCCACCTCCGCGTGGATCGTGTCGCCGTCGTGGACGTCGAGGACCTGCGCCGCGTACTCGTACATCAGGCGACCTCCTCGCGGATCCGCTTGCGCTGAACCCTGACCGGCTGGCCCCCGTCGGCGAGCCGGCGATGGTCTGGCCGCCACTCGCGAACCACCTGGACGACCTGCGGCGGCCGAGCTTCGATGCGTTCGAGCATCGCGCGGAGGACGGCCAGCTCCTCGAGGATTCCGACCAGGGTGGGGATCACGCGTTCGCGGCCTGGGCCGTGGCGCTCGGGCGTTGGGATGCGCGTCATTCGTCCTCGCCGTTCGCGACGTGGAGCCGCACCGGCGGCGGCAGATTCCGGCTGAGCTCGCCGGCCATGCCGCCCTCTGGCTTCGGGGCGGCGCTCCTGCCGAGGCGTGTCCGACCCGACGGCCCGATCCCAAGCTGGATCGCCAGCTGGCGGTACTCGGTCATCGCGCCCTTCTCGATGGCGATCGCCGGATGCGCGACCACGCCCTGGCTGTTCTTGTGGAGCATCCCGTCCGTGGCGAGGATCAGGCGGGCGGCCCGAGCTCGAGCGAGTGCCTGCGCGGCGATCTCGAGGAGCGTCAGGTCGGCTCGGTCGAGGATCCCGCCGGCGACGAGCGGGGCGAGCAGCTCGCGCCATGCCGCGCGCTCGAGCTTCGTGAAGCCGCGCGGGGTCTTGACGTGGTCGCCCTCGGCCAGGCGACCCGCGACGAGGACCGGGTCGCGCAGCGGCCGGTGGCCCGGGTTGCCGTTGCGGATCTTGACCTCGTCGGGCGTGGGCGTTCGACCAGGCAAGGGGGGTCCCCCATTTCGCGCGTGTATGCGCTGGCGCGGAACCGGTCCGTGTCTGCCGAGGTCGTCCTACAAAATCGGCTTTCTCGGACGACGACCCAGCACGGGCCTGACCAGCTGGGGCCGGATGACGAACGTGTGCCGGTGCTCGCCGTCGCGCACCCTGACGATCGCGCCCCGCTGCGTTCTGATGGCACCCCGCCTCAGATAGGCGACCGCCTGGCGAGCAGTGGCCCAGCTCTCCATGGGCTTCGCTCCTACTGCGCGTCGGCCCAGCGATCGAGCGACGTTCGACGTGAGTGGTGGGGGTGGCAATAGCTGCGCAGATTCGAGTGGTCGTCGCTCCCCCCGTCGCGTTTCGGGACGATGTGATCGACATCGGTGGCAGGCTCACCGCAATCGCGGCAGAAGGGCTCCATGGCGAGGTGCTCGGCCCGGATCCTCGGCCAGTCATCGGCCGATCCATAGCCCCGAGCGGATGCCCCTGGACGATGGCGATCGACGTGCCCCGCGATCTCGCGTCGCTCGACGAGATCGCCGCAGGCCATGCAGGCGATGAGCGGCATCAGCCGATGCGGAGCTGTTGGCCGTCCTCTCGATACGCCCTGGCGATGCCCTGATCATCGCGAACGATCCGGAACGGGATCGTGACGTCGTCGCCGACCTTGAGCTGGTAGTTGTCGTCGGGGAACGTCGGCTCGCCGAACGCGTTCTTCCACTCGAGTGCGTCGGCCCCGCCCCAGATCGCCCAGCTCTTGACCGGCATCCAGCGATCGAACTCCTGGCCGATGTCGCGCTTGCGGAGGATGTGCACCATGCGCAGCCCGGGCAGACCGAGATCCTGGGCCGTCTGCTGCACCGTCGGCTGAGGCTGGCGCTCTTCGAGCTTGCGCTGGAACGCCGCGAGGGCTCGCTCGACGATGTTGTCCGCTTCGTCGACGGTGATCGTTGGGCTGTAGAAGCCGCGTTCGTCGGGCTCGCCGAGCTCGACGTGGAGGCGATTGCCCGCATCGTCCCGCGTCGCCATCTGCTCGAGGAAGCCCGGAGCGACCTCGATGAGGACGCCCTCAGGGAAGGTCGGCTCGGGCTCGGCGGTTGCCGGCTTCGCCTTCGTCACGTCCGCCGGCCCTCAGGCGCTGGCGGGAGTGTCCCGCGGAACGCGACCAGCTGGGGCCTGGCCTGCTGCGCCCGCATGGCGCGGAGCTGATCGCCGAGGACGACGACGCCGTTGACGAGCGACAGGAGTTCGAGGTCGCTGATGTCGGTCGGGACATCGAGGACGGCGACGCGGGCCGGGTTGTCGAGCATCTCGACCTATGCGCTGCTGCGCCGGGGGCTGCGCCGCGGCCTCGATCGCCTGGCCGATCTTGTCGGGAGTGCCGTTGCCGCTCACAGGTCGCCCGCGACGTCGATCGTCGCCCAACAGTCGAAGTCGTTGAAGTCGATGTACTTGGCCGGAAGCCAGAAGCGGCCCGACTGGCCCCATCTCGTGCCCCAGCTGTTGACGCACCGAAGCTGGGTCTTCGCAGGATTGGCCGGGTCGAAGTAGCGCCAGCCGACCGCCCTGTAGGCGTGGCCACCGGCGACGGCATCCGGTACCGGCAGGACGCCATTGACGGGACTGAACCAACTGTTGAACCACGAGGATCCGAGCCAGGCGCCGCCGGTGCTCTGGATCGCCCGGAGGATGTCCGCGATCGAGCCCAGACGGGCGTAGCTCGCGATCTTGTGGCGCTCGCCGATCTCGGCCGTGACGGGGGATGTCTTGACGAGCCCGCCGATGGCGGTGAGCTGCTTCGCAGCGGCCCGGATGAACGTGCCGGCGCCGCCCGGATCGCCGTCGATGAGCTTCGCCTGGGCGTACAGGTCGTCGGCGTCGAAGATGAGGGTGCGGCGTTCGTCGCGCTTCTCCTCGGACGCCCGGTAGCTCGCGCCGGAGTAGCCGACACAGCGCGGGGTCGCGCCCTGGTCGAGCACGACCGGGTACGGCAGCGCGTAGTAGCTCGCTGGCAACGTCGCCACGGCGAGCAGGGCGACATGAGCGGCCAGTGGGTGATCACGCGCGTCGGGCGGATCCGGGACGCGACCGAGGCGGATGTCGGTCATGACTTCGCGGCCTTCTCACCGCACTCGAGCACGTCGCCGGCCTTGAGCGCGCTCGCCTTGTCGTGGCGGTGGACCTGGGGACAGACCCACGCCTCGGGATCGGCGGCACCGGCCGGTCGGATGAGATCGCGCCCGCAGTCGTGGCAAGTCGGCGATTCGCGCCACATGCCGAGCTCGAGCTTGCCGTGCGTCTTCTTCTTGCAGAGGTGCGCCGGCGTGTTGCGCTGCCATTCGAGGTTGTCGAACGTCCCGTCGAGCAGCCCCAGCAGGTGCGTCCGCTCGTTGTCGGTCAGCGGGCGGTCGAAGGTCACGTGGAGCTCGTCGGGGTGCTCGCTCGACCAGGTGCCCTTGGCGGCGTCGAAGGTCGCGTCGACGACGTTCATCGCAGGGGCCTGAGGTTGACGCTGTGGCGGCCGCCGTCACCGGCCTCGATCACGCTGGCCCGTCGAACCATCGCGACGCCGCGATGATCGGCATCCCACTCGGCCGGGATCGGCTCGGGCTTCGGGCGCACCGGGCGCTGGGCGCGCCAGTCAGCGGCGTCAGGCACAGGCAGACTCCGTTCGATCGAGGGGTCGGGGTGATGCGGAGAGCGACCGAGCGCCGGAACGTGCCGGACGGCTGCTCGACCTGACCGCGCCCGAGGCGGGAGCTCGGTCGGGAGCCACAGCCGCCTCGAGCTCCGGACCATTCTGCGCGTCACTGTCAACGGCCGTCTCGGCGTTCGCCTGCGCGTCTGATTTCTCGCTCGGCTTCCGTGGTGCGTCCCACCACTGTCGCGGGCGGACTTCCCACTCGGTTTCGCGCTCCTCGGCCGCCCATCGCTCGACTTGGCGCAGGAGCCGGATCGCCTCGCCGGTCGGGTCCGGCGGCGCGCCATGACTGCCCCAGACCGACATCAGAGGATCGCCCTGGAGGAGGCGGACGGCGATCGCCCAGCGCCGGACCGAGATCCCGCGGATGTGCTCCAGCGCGCGCCGGACCGGCCATCGGCAGCGCCACAGGCCATCCGGGCCCTGCTCGTAGACCGAGTGGACGAAGATCCGTTCCGCGGGCCATGTGCCGCCGCGGAGCCGCTCAGACGGCACGGCCACGAGCTGTGACGCCGCGCTATCGGCCCGGATGACGCCGACGGACGGACGCCACGATCCGTCGGGCGGGCACTCGCACCGTCCGTTGACCGGACGCGGACAGTCGGGGCGGACCTTGACGACGCCGGCGAGGCGCTCACCGGTCTTCGAGTAGCGCGGCTCGTACCGAGTGCGCGGGTGGGCGTGGGGCCGGCCGTACGCTCGGGATTGGCCGGGGAGCGGCGTCGCTTCTTCGACAAGGTCCGATCGGAGGCGCTTGAGGACCGCGGCGAGCTCGGCCGTCATCGTCGGGCAGGATCCGCGGTCGCTGCGGGACCTTCTCCCACGCCGTGAGCCGAGTCGGGGGCGATTCGCGGCGCAGCGCGAAGGTCGCCCGGAAGCCGCCGACCTCGACGACCTCGATCCCGAGGAGCTGCTTCCGCCAGCGATACGCCGATCGAATACCGATTGCCCCCCCCGATGCCACGACGACGGCCTGGGGCCGCATCCCAGCCAGAAGTCGGCGGACGATCCACTCGTCAATCTCGGGGTGGCTCCGTGTCGGGTTATCTGACGCACGGAAGGGTCCGAAGCCCCCCTCGCTCGGCGGGGGATCGGCGATCCGGGTGACCGACCGGGCGAT